CAAGCCTGCCTGATGCTTCTTAAGCTGTGCTGCTAGAAAGATAGGGGCTTTCACTCGCAGCTTAATGAAGTTATGTCGGAACGGGGTCATATGCTTATGTTTAGCTAGGTACTTGATTAGCTTTGTGTCTTCGTTTGACAACCCTTCTACATAACAAGCAGGTGTCGTGCAGGTGCATCCTTCACAAGGCTCTATGCTACGCGCCCATTCACTCTCTTTATCAAAACTCACCCTTGCCGCATTCACTGTGGCTAGGTCAGTACAGCAACTGTCTACTAGTTCTACTTTAATTTGTTTCATAAATTGTATCCTGTGTTGTCCATTTACATATCATAACACGTTCCCCATTCTTTATACAAGAAAGATGATACATTCTTTGTAGAAGAGGGTAGCCGTTGCGAACTACCAAGCGATACTCGTTAGTTGGTTCAACGTGTGTTACCTTATCTGCCTCAGCAGAGTAGTCAAACTCTTCTGCTCTTCCGTCACTCATTATTTTTAATTCTCCTTAAAGAAATCAATTAATACTTTATCAAAAACCTTACTACCTTGCAAAGTGTCTAGAACATTTCCTTGATCATCCTTTTTTAGGACAACAGGAATACTACGAAAACCTAACTGCTTGAGTGCGTCAAGATGTTCCTTAACACTTACATCACATGGTATATAATTACTGATACCTAAGTCTAGCAACTTGCTCTTTAGTATAACGCAAGGTTCACAACCTGCCCTTGAATATAACTCAATCATTCTTCATCTCCTACGGATAGTAAATCCATTCTATTTATAGTGGGTATCTCGCTATCAAACTCCTGACAACAATCATTACATGTATCTAGAAAAATACCTACTTCATATTTTCTAGTTGCTTCATAGTCTGTTAACTCTGTATCACAACAAACACACCTCATAATCATACTCCTAAAGTTTCCTAGGAAATTAGTTTAACATACCCCTTGACTTCACACAACAAGTATGCTAAAATAAAACCCTTAAGAGATTCTTAATTACATAATAAACAATAATCATATACAATAAACAACATAGTATCTTATTAACTATCATCAAGAAATACTCCTTCAAGCTCTAAAGAGCGAACAATAACAGTTACTATTTCTTCAAAGTAGAAATCATCAAGAGCCTTGTAGTGCTCTGCTCCAACCTCTTCCTCTTCTTTAGTCCACCCAAAAGTATATACATTTAGTATACCCGTTTCTTCCTCAACGAATACCTCTGCATCAAGAACATATGGGCTTACTATAATACCTCTAACTATATATGTTTGTTCATTCATGCCACGTTCCTCATTTTTATTAGCTTCAAACCCTTAGCTCCATGCATAGGATAGGCAATTGTTTTTACATCTTTGCTCCAACATAGGCGACAATCACCACATTTACCTGCACGTTCGTAGGCTTTACATACTTCTGTCGTACTCCCTACTGGATAGGAACTATCTGGTATGATAGTGCTAGTAGTATTTCCTGACACAAGCTCGCCTGTGATGCTATCGCTGCTAAACCTAACGACAACATGATCCAATGATTCCATTTCATTTAACACCTCCAAAAACTTACCAAATTTATACATACGTGTAGGCAACCAATGATGTACCCAAGGTGTACGTTTCATTACTTCTAGAATTTTCTTAGCTAATCGTATGTGGTATACATCACCACTGTCGAACCACCTAAAATATCTATGCGTATCTAGCAGTGCTACAAATTCATCTACCCATTCCTCACGCTGCCAATCTTTAGCGTTGTGCTGACGCAGTGCTTTAACACTAGGCATTTGATAGAAACCACCAGTCGCATAGCAAGACTTGCATGCATCAACTAACTGTCCATCCTTATCTACTGAAGCAGGACAATGGTAGATTGCCTCAGTACTCCATGAATGACAAGGCATTTTACTTGGCTTACTTAACTTGATCATGATACCACCTCTCTAAGCTCCTGTAAGGCTGCTCACTGCAATTTCCTAGGAAACTTTAGCTACCCTACAGGGTCTTTATTAATTGCTCACACGGACTTATGTACCCTTCCAGCCCCAACTAGGCATTTCAAAGGGTAAGTTGTTAGGGTTTGATGTATCCCGTTCAACACACCTAGCATCTTGAAAAACCTTTAGAGCTTTCCGACTATACAGTGCAAGGAATCGTCGACGCTCAAACTCCCCTCCGGAATAATTACAAGCGTTGCTCCAGAATTTTCTCCCTACATCTAGGCCGTGTTCTTTTGTGAGTGCATCCCGACAATGACCTGCCACACTCTCGTTGAATCCAGACTTAAAGTCACGTTCTATAAGTTCATTGCAAGTATCAATAATAATTTCATTTATAGTTTTCATTTTTTTATTCTCCAATAATTTCCTAGGAAACTAATTCGCCGTAGGCAATACTTCACCCATAATTCTACACTTACGCGCAAGGTATACTTGACCACGCGCATGTGCCTTCTTTTTATAGTCGCGTATTTCACACATAACAATGACCTTATCAGTAGGGTCGCTGAAGTTTTCCATGTAATCCATAGCAGCCTCATAACTAGGCAGCACATGTATACCAGATAGATAGCGTGTTCCACCACTCCCGTCAGTACACCACTTTTGATCCGCCTCTAGCCAAGTATCCAAGGGAACATGCTTGCTCCCATCAATGCCATGAAACAAAGTTTTATAATGGTCATCAAACCTATCGCTGTATTTCATTATCTTATAAGCTATCATAATAATCTTCCTCAAGTTGATCGTGGTTATGCCATTGGCTAATCAGATCGCCATCAATTAGCACGTACCAGTTAACATTCCCTTCACTTGTGACCATACGGACAAGCACGTTGTCGTCTATGTTATCTACAATCAGCGTGAAACTACCCTTCTCAATTGCTTTGATGTTCATAAAAATCTCCCTTTCCGCGCTGCTTCATATGCTTTTTTTAGATTACCGCTAACATTATCACATCTACTTTTTGCACCCAAGTTAATATAATACTGTAGCGCCATCATTCTAGGCCAACCTTTTTGGCTCCGTAATAAATTTACATCTCGCATAGTGTAGGTCATAACACACCTCCCAAAGTTATTGTGTATATAGTATTAAGCGCCGCAGTAAATAACACAGCCCAACAAATCACTTGTAAAATTATAGTTTTCATTTCTTATTCTCCAATTAATTTCCTAGGAAACTTTTAAGCCATTTACTATTAAAGATTGCACGAAACCTTTGCAGGATATGTAAATCCTCCATAGTCGTGCGCTCATCATCTAATATCATAGTGATTAGAACATTAACAGCCTCACTAGCACGCTTGTTAATATCCGTAACTGGGACTTTACCAGATGTTAGGGCGTAAGCACGCGTGTCCAATATGCGAGTCAGTGTGTACCTATAATTTCTGTGTAATTTATACATTTTTATTCTCCAATTAATTTCCTAGGAAACTTTTCGCGGCTACCATAGCAGCATCATATAGATTGCGCTCAATTTTAGTATGTAATTCATAGTCGCCCCATAACTCAACATATTCATCTTCTGTTAAATCCAGATCATGGGATGCTTTAAGGGATGCCATAGCTCTGGCATGATGCCAGCTAACCACAATCTCAAGGGCTTTATCATAGTCATTATAATTCATTTTCTAAACTCCTGATAATTTCCTAGGAAACTCTCCAGACTTCAGAGAATTTCCTAGGAAACTTTTATTAAGCTTCGATTGCCTTGTAGGATGCAATAAGAGTTTCTAGGTCTGCGATACTCAAGTCGATAGTATCCGAATCGATCCAGCCTTGAATAGTTTCCAGCTTAGTTTTGCTCTGATCGCCGTAGCAAGCATTTCTGTACTGGCTATAAGTATCGTAATTATTTGGTGATTCATTCAAGCTCGCACCCTTTTTGTAGGTGGCAACAACCTGACGGATAGCCTGAACTTGCTTTTTAGCAATTGAATCCGCATCCTTGCCAACGCCATTTGGGTAGCACTTCTGAATTTCCAGCTTTAGCTCTGCAGCGGTTTCCGCATTGTTCAGGTTGACCCCGTTGTTGTGCAATTCGATTGCCAAGTTGTGACGCGCATCGCCTGCTTTCTCGGTTGCTTTGCCTTGTGCCTTAACCGCTTGACCAACTGCCTTGAAATTTTGAGTTAAATTTTGCATTTTAGTATCTCCAGATATAAGAATGACTTTCTAAGAATTTCCTAGGAAACTTTTTAGCCCTAGGCGCAGGCGCAATAGTGCCCTGCTATCGAGCCGCTGGGTTGCCCCTGACTTGATGTAATCAGTATATCGAAACCCGATCAGGGGCGCAAGTCTTTTATGGTTATAGTGCGTATTCGTTTGGTGAATATTAGTAGTTGCTTATACAAGGGCGTAACACAGACTGATGAGTCACACAAGGTATAGTCGTTATTGGTCTGGTGAATATTAGTAGTTGCTACATTAGAATAAACTAATGAGATAACTGGGGAGTATGTGAGCAATAGCTAATAAAGAGTTTGCTAAATTAGGGGAGTCTAAATTAGACTAGGGGTACCTACATAGACATTCACATTTGCTAATATAGAACTTGCTTGAGTAGCATTGTCTACATTAATCTTTGCTACATTAGTCTTTGCTACATTAGGGTAGTCTAATTCAGGGACGGGGGGGTCTGGTCGGACTGCGGGTTCTTTGTGGTACCTGCTTAGATACAAAAAAGAGTGAAATTAGGTAATTTAATAAGACAGGTAAGTCTATAATAAATAAGGGAATGTTATTTAAGTTAGGGGAGTGCATAAAGGCTGCGGTGAGGCTACACTGCGGAGGGCTATGTACGACACCTGAGTTCCGCCAAGTTAGCAACTAGGGAGAGCTACTAAGCCCTATACGGACACTTCTTAGAAAGTAGTAAATAACTATTGACTTTTACAAGAAAGTATGCTATAGTCTCCTGACTATATAGGACTGAACAGAAACAGCGTACCCTGTAATCTATAATTCTTATCCTTATGATCAACAAGAACACTGTGACTTGTTCAGCAACTATATAGATACTACAGAGTATCTAATTAGTTTGGAGCAAGTTTGTTATGAGTGATGATCATGAGGAACATGTTGTTGTTAAGCCTAAAAGGGGTCGTCCTCGAAAGGCAGACATAGCAGCAAAGAAGAAAGGGAATAGAGGTTTAGTTGGTAGGCCTAAAGGGGATGCTGCTAGAATCAATGAACTCAAGGCTAGGTTGTTAGCTACGAGTGGTGATAAGGTTATCAATAAGGTGATAGCTATTGCTCTAGAAGATGGTCATCCCGTTCAATCAGCAGCCTTAAAGATGTGTATGGATAGGGTTCTCCCTGTTTCCTATTTTGATAAAAAGAATGACAGTGGCGGTAGGAATGCAGTTTCGATTACTATTACTGGTGTTGGCGGTGACACTACCATTGTTGGGGGCGGAGACGATGCCCTTGAAGGAGAATACGAAGATGTCTAGAATATTACACCAAGATGACGCAGTTGCTCATGTAGAAGGTATGTTAGGTAGGCCACTCACTACTCTAGAGGAACGTGTTGTTCGTCTTGAGGGTTATGCCCCAGAAGTCTATCCTGATTCTAAAGACGTACCTACTATTGGTGTGGGTCAAACAGGTGAGTGGATGGAACGCTCTTTTCCTGATTCCCTTGCTCATCATGTGGATATTACCCGTGGATTTATTCCTGAGTTTGATAACTTATCTCCTGAGTTACAAGTAGAGCTAGTACAAGCTACTTACCGAGGTGACTTAGGTCTGAGTGGAGACACACGCGCCCTGATAAATACAGGTGATTTTCAAGGAGCTGCTAAAGAGTTCTTGAATAACGACGAGTATAAGAACGAAGATACACCACAACATATCCAAGATCGCATGTATGCCCTACACAAGGCTCTACGCCGTGAAGGTGAGCATGGTCAATATGATAGTGGCATACAAATGCTAGACCAATATGAAGCTCAAGCAGGAGATAATCCATATTCTATTGCTAGATCTCGTGGCCTAACTTTAGAGGAACTAGCTAGTTTAAATCCAGAAGTAGGTGAGTCTCTTCTGCGAGGTGGTTTAAACGTAGGCCAGAAACTTAACGTAGCATACGCACCTGTTCTATGACCGATCTTAGCGTAGAGTTATTAGATTGGCAGCAAGAAGTATTCAATGACCCCCATCGCTTTAAGGTAGTTGCAGCAGGACGGCGGTGTGGTAAGAGTAGGTTAGCAGCGTGGGCCTTAATAATTGAAGGACTACAGGCAACTAAGGGACACGTATTTTATGTTGCCCCTACTCAGGGACAGGCGCGTGATATCATGTGGGAAACTCTAATGGAGTTAGGCCACACAGTTATTAAGAGTAGTCACATAAACAACTTACAGATTAAGTTAGTGAATGGTACTACGATTGCTCTTAAAGGCGCTGATAGACCTGAGACTATGCGTGGTGTTAGCCTAAAGTTCTTGGTTATGGATGAATATGCTGACATGAAGCCAGAGGTGTGGGAACAGATACTACGTCCTGCACTAGCTGACCAAAAGGGTCGAGCAATATTCATTGGTACTCCTATGGGTCGTAACCATTTCTATGACTTATATCGTCATGGTCAAGGAGATGATCCTACCTTTGAGAGTTGGCACTTTACTTCTTATGATAATGACCTATTAGACCCTGAAGAGATTGAAGCTGCTAAAGCTAGTATGTCCTCTTTTGCGTTCCGTCAAGAGTTTCTAGCCTCCTTTGAAGCATCAGGTGGTGCTATATTCAAAGAGGATTGGATACAGTTTGATACTGAGGAACCTATGGATGGGGAATATTATATCTCTGTTGACCTTGCAGGCTTCGCTGATATAGCTAAAGCTTCAAATGCTAAACAGAAGAAACTAGATACTACAGCCATATCAATTGTTAAAGCAGGAGATGATGGTTGGTGGGTAGATAATATTATATATGGTCGTTGGGATGTTAAGAAAACTGCTGAGAAAATCTTTCAAGCAGTTAGAGACTACCAACCAACAGCTATAGGTATAGAGAAAGGCGCATTGAAGAATGCTGTATATCCTTATCTAACCGATTTAATGAAACAGAACCAGACGTTCTTTCGTGTTGAAGAATTAACGCATGGTAATAAAAGAAAAACTGATCGTGTGGCATGGGCTTTACAAGGCCGCTTTGAACACGGACAGATTGTCTTGAATGAAGGTAAGTGGAATACAGAGTTCCTTGATCAACTGTTCCAGTTTCCTAACCATTTAGTACACGATGACTTAGTGGATTCGCTGGCGTACATAGATCAGTTAGCTAAAGTTAGCTACGCCTACGATTTTGAAGAAGATGAATACGAATTTATGGATGCGGTAGCAGGATACTAATTATGTCAGAAAATGAACTACTAATTGAAGAGACTGCCCAAGGGTGGATCATGGATAAATGTGATAGCTGGCGCGATCATTTTGAATCCAACTATCAAGAGAAGTTTGATGAGTATAACCGACTATGGCGAGGCATCTGGTCAGGAGCAGACAGCTTACGGCAGAGTGAACGCTCTCGTCTAATCAGTCCTGCCCTACAGCAAGCTGTTGAAAGCAGTGTTGCCGAGTTAGAGGAAGCTACCTTTGGTCGTGGCAAGTTCTTCGACATTAAAGACGATGCAGAAGACCCAGAGAATCGTGACATTGAGTTTTTACGCACAAAGTTAAATGAAGAATTTGCTTTGAATAAGGTGCGTCAGTCTATTTCTGAGTGTATTGTCAACGCTGCTGTGTTTGGTACAGGCATCGGAGAGATTGTTCTACATGAGAAGCTACGCCGTAAGCCCTCTACCCAACCAGCTCTTGATGGGCAGGTAGGTACGTTTGGTGTTGTAGAAACCAAGGAAGTTACTTGCTCTATTCGTCCTGTTTTGCCTCAGAACTTCCTAATTGACCCTACTTCATCTACTATTGATGAAGCATTAGGTGTAGCGATTGATGAGTTTGTTCCCCTACATCAGGTGGAAACTCTGATAGAGGAAGGTGTATATGAAGATGTTGACTTAGACTCTACAGCTACACACTCATTCCTTGAAGCACAAGACGATATTAACGAATATGATGATGACCGAGTACGTTTAACAAAGTATTATGGTTTAATCCCACGTACTCTTCTAGAAAGTTACCAGTACTCAGAGGATGAAGAAGTTGTATCCCTCTCTGAGACACATGACGAGGACAAATCTTTATATGTTGAGGTAGTAGCTGTCATTGCTAATGGTGATGCTATCCTAAAACTAGAAGAAAGTCCTTACATGATGCAAGATCGTCCTGTTGTGGCGTTTCCTTGGGACGTAGTACCTAGCCGTTTTTGGGGCCGAGGTGTTTGTGAGAAAGGATACAATAGTCAAAAGGCTTTGGACACAGAGTTACGCGCACGTATAGATGCTCTTGCTCTTACTGTTCATCCTATGATGGCTATGGACGTTTCCCGTATGCCCCGTGGCGCTAGGATGGAAGTGAAGCCCGGAAAAACTATCCTAACTAATGGTAATCCAAATGAGATTCTATCTCCTATGCGTTTCGGTAGTGTGGATAATGTTACCTTTAGTCAAGCTGACCAGCTTCAGCGCATGGTACAGACAGCGACAGGAGCTATTGATAGTTCTGGTTTATCAGGTGCCATTAATGGGGATGCTGCCGCAGGTGCTATCTCTATGGGATTAGGTGCTATCATCAAGCGCCATAAACGTACCCTGATCAATTTCCAAGAGAGTTTCCTGATACCTTTTGTACAGGCAGCAGCTTGGCGCTACATGCAGTATAATCCTGAAAAGTATCCTACTGCTGATTATAAGTTTATTACTACCAGTTCACTAGGCATCATTGCGCGTGAATATGAAGTAACACAGTTAGTTCAGTTATTACAAACAATGTCACCTGATACTCCTATGTATCCTGAGTTAGTACAGTCTGTTGTGGATAACATGAACTTAGCTAATCGTGAAACTCTTATCGCTAAACTACAGGAGGCAAGTAAGCCTGACCCAGTTGCTCAAGCTGGTATGGAAGTTGAAGTCCAACAGAAGCAAGCTTATATCGCGGTACTTCAAGGACAGGCGCAGGAATCTCAGGCTAGGGTAGCCAAAATATCTACCGAGACTGAACTCTTACCTATGGAAGCTGAGACTGCACGACTTAAAGTACTTACTACTAACATCGAACAAGGTGATGAGGATGAAAAAGAGTTCGTCAAACGCGCTAAAGTAGCCGAGTTAGTATTAAAAGAACGTGAAATCGTTAGTAAAGAAGCAATTGTTAATAAGCAAATGCAAGATTAATAAAAATAATACTTGACTTTCTACAGGTTTTATGTTATAGTTCATCCCAATCAACCGCGTCCTAGCACAGGAGAAACGCAATGTCAACAGAAACAGACAACGAGTTAGAGAAATATTACGAATCATTGATTGATGTTTTTCTAACCGAGGGATGGAAAGTCTTACTAGAGGATTTTGAAGACTCCGCAGAGAGCCTAAGAGATTTAGTCACATGTAAGACTGAAAAAGAATTACACTTCAGGCAAGGTCAACTTGATATCATTGGAAAGCTCCTACGCTTTGAAGATGGTATCAGGAACTCCTACGAGGATTTCATTAATGATTCGCGTATTTGATTTTGAATGTAGTGAATGCGGTAGCATTGAAGAGAAGTTCATACACTCCGATGTTCGGACAAGCGTATGCTCTACATGCAACCAACAATCCAATCGACTAATCGCTTCACCCAGAAGTAAGTTAGATCCCCACTCAGGAGACTTTGCAGGGGCTACAATCAAATGGGCAAAGCAACGCCAAAAACAGATTGAGATTGAACGAAAGAACCAATGAGACTTCTATTGAAGCAACCTCATAATATTATTCCACAATACTAAAGATAGTACGGAGCACACATGGCAGAGTTTTTAGATGGCAACCAAGAGCCTCAACTAGCAGATAACGAGGAATATCAAACCCTCGAAGAGAGTCTTTCTACAACCCCCGAAACTGATTCGGATAAAGGTGAGGAAGAACAAGTCCCTGCAAAGTATCAGGGTAAGTCTGCTGCGGAGTTAATCCAAATGCACCAAGAAGCTGAGAAGCTGGCAGGGCGACAGGGTAATGAAGTAGGTGAGTTGAGAAAGCTGGTAGATGACTTTATCACACATAAGTCAGCCCCTAAAGAAACCGAAGAGGAAGTTGTTAGTGACATTGATTTTTTAGAAAATCCTAATGAAGCTCTCAATAAGAAATTAGAAAGCCATCCTGCACTCAAAGCAGCAAGGGAAGCTAATAAGAAACTAGATCGTCTTGAATCTCGTGACGCTATTTTCGCAGCTCATCCTGATGCAATGGATATTGTTCATAACGAACAGTTCCAAGAGTGGGTAGGAAAGTCTCAAGCGCGGACTAAGAAGCTACAACGAGCAGATGCTGATTTTGATTTTGAAGCAGCAGATGATTTGTTTACTTCTTGGAAAGAGCAACAAGAACTAGTAGCACAGGCTAAGGCTGCTTCTGAGGGTGAACGTAAGCGTTCCCTTAAAAGTGGTAGCAATGGTACAGCGCGTGGTTCTGGTGAGGCAGCTACTAAGAAGTTCCTTAAGCGGTCTGAGATATTACATATGATGCAACACGAACCTGAACGCTACCTAGCTAATAATGACGTTATTATGAAAGCGTATGCTGAAGGTAGGGTTCGATAATCTTTTATTATTAGGAAACTATTATGACTACTTCTACTTATCCCGCTACAGGCGGTGCAACAAACACTACTACAGCAGCTAACTTTATCCCTGATATTTGGAGTGACGAAATCGTTGCTGCTTATAAAAAGGAATTGGTAATTGCTAACCTAGTAAACAAAATGCCAATGTCAGGCAAGAAGGGTGATCAAATCTTCATCCCTACTCCTAACCGTGGCGTAGCCCATGCGAAAGCTGCTGGCACTGCTGTAACCATTCAGAATGATACTGCTGGTAAAATCACCATCGGTATTGATAAGCATTTTGAATACTCTCAGTTGATTGAGGACATTGCTGACATTCAAGCTCAGGCTTCTATGCGTAAGTTCTACACTGGTGATGCTGGTTATGCTCTAGCCAAGAAAGTTGAAGATGATATCTTTGCACTTGGTAAGTCTGCTAATGGCGGCAACGGCACTACTTGGGCTAAAGCTCAAGAAATGGCTGCTGATGGTGCATTATCTGACTACGATAGCAACGGCGGTGCTGCATTTAACGATGCTGGTTTCCGTAACCTAGTACAGCACTTGGATGATCTTGACGTACCTATGGATGGTCGTTCATTAATCCTTCCTCCATCTGCTCGTAATGCTATTATGGGTATTGATCGTTATACTTCTTCTGACTTCGTAAGTGGTCAGACTGTTGTTAACGGCAAGATTGGTAACTTGTATGGTGTGGATATCTACATCAGTAACAACTGCCCAGTTGATGGTAATTACAAGCTTGGTTTGTTCATGCATAAGGATGCTTTTGTATTCGCTGAACAGCTAGGTGTTCGTTCACAGACCCAGTACAAGCAAGAGTTCTTGGCTGATCTATTCACTGCTGATACTATCTATGGTACTGGCGTGTTACGTGACGATTCGGCTGTCGCTGTTGCGCTTCCTGCGTAAACACACTAGGCTAGAATTTTAGCCTTCTCAAGGGGAACTGCTTAGACTTCTAGGGAGTTCCCCTTTCTTTTATATAAAGGAAATTTTACTCATGGCTACACTAGGTGAATTAAGAAAGAAGCTTGCAAAGCTCAAGAAAGATGGTGCATCTACCCAGACTAAAGGTCGGGTTCAATATCAAATTAACCAGCTCCTGAAGAAGACAGGAGAGAATTCAGGCAAGGTTATTCGTTCAGGTAACGGAAGCATAATCAAAAGTTCTTCTGGTGCTGCTGTACGACAGAAAGCTAACAAAGCTAAACCTAAACCTAAGTCTAAGTCTAAAACTACTGGGCCTTCTAAGCGTCCTAATGTTGTAGGCTCTCGATCTAAGACATCAACAACTGGCCCTTCTAAACGTCCTAGCGTAGGCCCACGAGTTAAGGTATCTTCTCTTGGTGGTGGTAACACTAAGACACGTTCTTCCTTCATAAGAGCAGGCTCGGCTGATAAGGTAATCGTACCTAAGATTAGTATTGGAGATGCTACCCTTGCTGAGTTGAGGTCTATCGCACGAGGAGGTTCCAAAAATGCAGGGTTCACTGTAACCCAAGCAAAAGCAGAACTTAAGAAACGTGGTAAACCATTCTCTGTTGGTCGAGGAAGTTTTATAAAGCGTTAATCCAGTAAAATTCATTAATTGGTATTAAATTATGGCAATATATCGAGGCACAGGTGGTACGGGCGACTCTACCACTGATGCTACAATTACAGAAGTAACACAACAAGCGGTTAACGCTGCTACGTCGGCTACTGATGCAGCTAGTAGTGCCTCGTCAGCTTCCTCTTCTGCGTCTGGAGCAGCTACGTCAGCTACGTCAGCAGCTACCAGCGCATCCTTAGCAGCAACTAAAGCAACTACTGCAACTACTAATGCAATCAACGCAGCTCTCAGTGAAACTGCTGCGGAGCTTTCAGAAACTAACTCAGCAACATCTGCAACGAATGCAGCTACCTCAGCTACGGCTAGTGCCTCTAGTGCCACATCTAGTGCTGCTAGTGAAGCTAACGCATTAACTTATAAGAATGCAGCAGAGACAGCTAAGACAGCAGCAGAGACAGCAGAGACTAATGCAGTAACTGCTAAGACAGCTTCTGAAAGTGCTCGAGACACTGCTGAAGATTATCGTGATGAACTAACTACATTAACTACGTCTACTTCTACAGTAGCTGCTGGTGGTTCTGCTACGTCATCTTATAATTCATCAACAGGTGTTCTTAGTTTAGGTTTACCTACAGGTGCTACAGGTGATACAGGTACCACAGGTGCCACAGGCCCAACAGGCCCACAAGGCATTCAAGGCATTCAAGGTGAAACTGGCCCTGCTGGTGAGACATACACTCATCCTACTACTCATCCTGCTTCTATGCTAACAGGCCCATTGCCTGCTATTGACGGTTCCTCTCTAACAGGCATAGATGCTTTACCAGATCAAACAGGACACAATGGTCAGTTCCTAACAACTGATGGCTCCTCTGCTGATTGGACTACCGTAGATGCGTTACCTACACAGTCCGGTAACACAGGCAAGTACCTAACAACTAATGGGTCTACCGCTAGTTGGGCTGAAGTAGATAGCTCCGAAGTCTCTATGAACTCCTATGAGTACACTGCTACGGCTGGTCAGACAACCTTTAGCGGCTCTGATTCTAATGGTCAGACTCTAAGCTACACAGCAGGAAATATACATGTAACTTACGGAGGCTTTGACCTACCTACAGCCGACTATACGGCAACCAACGGCACTTCCATTGTCCTTGATGATGGTGCAGAAGCAGGCAAGATCGTGCGTGTTGTGGCGTTTGAGAGCTTCACTGTAGCTGATACAGTCTCTGCGGCAAATGGCGGTACGTTTGGTGGTGATATTGATGTAAGTGGCACAGTCACGGCTGATGGTTTGGTTGTTGATGGCGATGTAGAAATCGATGGTGATATTGATGTATATACGGCTCTTAGTCAGAACACCCCATTTAAAGGTATTAGTTTGTCTGCTCCTGCTAGTGGCGCATCCGCCTATCTACCATCTATAGAGTGGGCATATGGTGATTTAGATACGCCTAACTTTGCAACTATAGACGCATCACGGGCCTCCAGTATTGGCGGCAATTTACATTTTAGTACCGCCACTACAGCAGGCGTTATGACAAAGCGCGTTAATATCGACTCCGCAGGCAAAATTACTGCGGCTGGTAAAGTGCATGTTCAAACATCTAGTAGCGGTGCTACAGCCGATACAGGCGCAGATGAGCTGGTTGTCGAGGGAAGTGGTAGCACCGGCATCAGCATTCTAAGCGGTGCATCCAGTAATGGCTCTATCTATTTCGGTGACAGCGGCACTAACTGGGATGGTTACATTGCGTATTCGCAAGCAAACCGGAACATGACGCTTGGCGCAGCGGCTGGTGCAAACACTGTAAACATAGACTCAAATGGCGTGGGAGTTGGTGTCACGCCTGAGAGTTGGCAAACTGGTTACAAAGCTTTGCAGATTGGCGGTAGGGCTTTCATAGCGGGTCACAGTGGTAGTGATAACTACATGGGCCAGAATGCCTATTTTAACAGTGGGTGGAAGTATATTGGCGCAGAAGCAGCCTCGTTTATTCAGCAGTCGGGAGGCAAGATACAGCACTTTGTAGCCCCAAGCGGCACAGCAGACTCAGCGATTAGCTGGACTAATGCGATGACGATTGATAATTCAGGCCGAGTCACCATGCCGTATCAGCCTGCTTTTAGGGCGTATGTATCAGGCTCAAGTTTTTGGTATGGCGGTGCTGATATAGGGTTTACAGAGGCATTTGACGTAGGAAACAACTTCTCAAGCTCCACATTTACCGCCCCCGTTTCTGGGGCTTACCAGTTTAGCTACACATGTAATCACAATGGGTCTGGCTCCCATGCTGCGATATTCACGGTTAATGGAAGTTATGCTGGCCCTCACATGTACGATAGTAGTTCTACTGATTGGACATTAATTGCAGGCACAGTGGTACTTCAACTTAGTGCAAACGACACTGTAAAAGTACACAACTCAGGATCTAGCTCATCTAAACCAGACAGAGGGGCAAACTGGGGTGCATTCTCAGGCCACTTAATCGGATAACAAAGGAAAACAAACAATGAACATCACAATTGAACTAACAGAAACCCAAGCAGCCGCTTTAGCCTTTGTTGCCTTATCTCCACAAGAATGGGCAGAGAACGCTGTGCATAATCGCTGTCGCCAAGCTACGGATGAAATCG